GGTATATTCACATATTTCCCGGCAAGCATACAAACAGCAATTAGCATATACTCTTTCATTTCATTTCTCCCACAATCCACGCAAGGTTGCTTGCCACCAGTGCGGCGACTGTCACAATCCATGCCGTGAACCATCTTTTTGACTTTTTCTTGCTTTCTTCGACAATTTCAGTCGCAAGTGCTACTTCGATGTCAGCCCATGTAAGCTGGCTTTCGTTTTTAATTTCACTCATATCTAGCTAATTTCTCCTTATTTTTTCTTATTTGTCTTTACAATTAGCAGATAGAGAACTATAATGTATCTATCCACTAAGGCATTTTAGTGGTGCAAAGCTCCGGGGCGGAGGTACAAGCTCCCTCCGGGGCACTCACTTATTAAGAGCAGCCTTGCCTTTCCAGACATGACCAGTTACTTCATAGACTTTCCTAGGGCTTATGATGTATGTGATTCGGCCACCGGAAAGGCTTCTTGCTGGCTTGTTATTCTGCACAGCTACGCCAATCGGTAACCATCCGTATACAATTCCCGCCCGGATTGCTGTAATGGGGAGTCCAATCAGTTGACTCGCGTCGGCTACGGTCATATTCTCTGACGAGAACTCTGGCATCTGTGGAATGCCTGATATAATTCTCGCAACCTCCGCGGCGAACTGATGAATCTGTGCATTCTGTTCTACGTAATTATCAACTGCACTCATATAAACCTCTTTTCTAACTGATACTCATTTGAGCGTTACAGTCACGTATCATCATTACTGTATTGGTGCATGGATGCCAATTTCTGACATATTCCATAGATTCTTCAAATCTCAGCTTAGGAATGTTATTGCGGGCATTTACTGTGAAGTAAGTCTTTATATCCCTGTTGCATTCAGCAAATACTTTCTTGCCAATTTCCTTGTAAGCATTTGACTCTTTCCCACCAAGGTGAGCAATTACGACACTTGACACTAAGTCCCTAATAGATTCCTGCTGTGCGTAGTCAATAGTCATGGTATTTTCAAGTCTGTTAAGCCGCTCTTCGTGATCTAAGAATCCTGTCGCAATAACCTGTATCTGTTCAACTGTCGTCAGTGGCTTCTGGTATGAGCCTGTCTTTCTGATTGTCGGAAGAACTTCATCCATAACCCATGATTCGAATTTCTCTGCTGATGGAAGCTTCGACTTCATAATCAGGCGGTACAAGTCTCCCTCGTTTATGTATGACATCAGCTGAACACCGCTAGATGTAGGGGTGTCACGTTTTGTTACTCCCTTGCAATGGTCGAGAATAGCTTTTCTTGGATTACTGTATCCAAGTGCTTTCGCAACATCAGTTCCAACAAAATACGGTTTCCCGTCAATTTCTATTGTTCGAATTTCTCCGAACTCTCCTGAATTAAAAATCTGTAATTCGTTCATTTATGCTCCTTTCTCGTTTCCTTTCTGGTCAGAATCTGCTTCTTCACGAGTATATGGAATCTCGTTAAAATCCCGACCTTTTTCATATTTGAAAATACTTCCAATCTCGCATTGGTTATATACTTCCTCAGTTACATAATAAGTAGCTGTGTCATATTCTTTTTCTTCCTCATTGTAATCACGAATATCTATTTCATAAGAGTCCGAATAGTAATACACATAAGGCATTACAGTTGTATACGACATCTTTCCATCAGTATGAACCGTAGAGATTAGAACTGTTTCTGTATGCGCAGGAATAAATTCTTTGTTGTAAATTTCTCCCTCTTTCAGTTTTTCTTTGCAGCCAGAGAGAAAAACAATTCCTGCAGCCATTAGAATAATTAATAATTTCTTCTTGATATGCGCTCACCCCTTTCTTGTGGTATACTCTCCTTTGGAAAGGAGGTGTAATAATGACCTATAAAGCCAAAGAACTTCTTGTAAAAATGGCTAATGAGTATGATGCTTCTGGACGTACTTCTTTTGATTCTGATTTCTATATAACTTTCCCGGATAGCACTATTACTGAATTAGAAAACAACGGCTGCATCACCATTGTAAACGACATTGTTGGAAGCATTTGTCTTACAGAATATGGCTATCAAGAATCAAAGAAGTGATTTCAAAGGGCTACATGATTTTTCATGTGGCTCTTTTACGGTGTTCTATGAGACTCAACCAAAGGAACTTCTGCTTTATATGTTCCCTGTTCTCTCAATCCTCCTTTATTGGAATAGCTCGCAAAGTGTATGGTCGTGTCCACTTCCATATCAATACGGAAATCATCCGGTGTACAGGAAATCATAAAACCTGTACATTCATGCCCGAAATCCTCTCCATTGATACGAAAGATTTTCTTTTCCGTGTCAACCTCGATTGTTTTAAGTTCGTGTGGAACGAAAACTTTATTCATAATCTGCTCCTTTCTGATTCAATTTAATTGAAGTTATTTGGCACAAAAATAAAATCCATAGGGATTCCAGAAAGTTCACTCATTTTTCTAAGCTGTGATAATGTAGGCTCAGTTTTTCCTTTTTCCCAATTAACCACTGTAGCATTGGAAATACCGAATATTTCAGCCCATTCTTTCTGATTGTATCCTGCGTTCACTCGAACAGCTTCTAATGAAATTTTTGGCATTTGCTCATCTCCTTTCTTAACTTCTGAGCTTATTATAATTCAATTGTATTGAATTGTCAACACCAAAATTCAAAATAATTGAATTAACTATTGAATTTTTTATAAATATGATGTACAATACAAAATGTAAGGAGGAAAAAATCATGACAACCGAAGAGCAGAAAAAGATTTTCTCGAATAATCTTAATAAGTACATTTCAAGAAGTGGGAAACAACAAAAGGAAATCGCTGAAGCCATTGGAACAAACGCATCTACATTTAATATGTGGTGCAAAGGTAATTCGATGCCGGGAACCGGAAAGATTAGAGCTTTAGCCGATTATTTCCGAATAAGAATGTCAGATTTGACAGATTTAAAAGAGAATCAAGACCCTGATATTGAATTTGGAGATGTAGTTACAAAAATCGAGCAGTCAGACCCTCGTTTCAAAAGAATCATTCTTGAATACGATAACCTGCCGCCCGATAAAAAAGATTTGTTATGTGATTTTTTTGAGAAGTTTATTTTCTAAAGCACAAGGGTAGGAATCATTTTCCTGCCCTTTCTTCCTTATAAGCCCTTTTTACGCACCCGTAAATAAATTTTATCATTGATTCATTATGTATTTTCTGTATCATCTCAATAATCTCTTTCTTATAATCCATAAACAACCCTCCCTGTCACAACTACCACCTACACTAAAATATATGTCCGGCTTGTGGGAAATAGAACCGAACATCAGTTCGTTTTTATCATTATACCACCTATTCCGACTCTTGGCAACTGCCAATGATATACATGAACTCTCACTATTTTATAGAAAAAAACATTTCTTATTCATCTAAATCACTCTATTTCGTTCTAAATCTTTACAATATGCTCTTAAAATGATAAAATAAAAATACCACATATAACCGTACTTTACATAACATTGCAAAATCAGCGGTGCAAAATACATAATCCGCATGAAAAGTGCGAAGCGTGGCGAAAACATATTAGGAGGGTGTTTATCATGGATGAAAAGAAAAAATATTGTAAGCACTGCGGAGAACTTATTGACGACGACTGTATAGTATGCCCTAAGTGTGGAAAACAAGTAGAGCAGTTGACTTCTAATAATAGAGATATCATCATTAATAATTCCACATCTTCCTCTGCGTCCTCAGCGGCGAGCTCAGGTGTACCGTATATAAGGCGGAAAATGCCATGGTATTTAAGTTGGTTTTGGATTTTTATTTTAGGAATCTTCACTGGTGGAATTTATTGGATTGCAGGAATTGTAATGAGAGTAAATTGGAAATCACATAATTAAATAAAAAACCGCCCCGGCATTGGCGTACCGGGACGGCGTTTATACATCTCCGAAGAAATGTAATATTCTGGCAAACATATTGTATCATCTTCGGAGCAGTCGAGCAAGACAGAAAATTTGTTCGGCTGTTATTTTTATACCTAAAACAGCTACATAAAGAAAAGAGGAATAAAAATGGCGAAGAAAAGAAAAAAATATCCAAAATTGCCGAATAACTTTGGCTCTATCCGGTATCTTGGCAAGAATCGGAGAAACTGTTTCGCAGTACATCCACCGGCTACACTGGGCGATAATGGTAAACTAAAACGTCCGCCGGCAATCTGCTATGTGGATGACTGGATAAAAGGCTTTACTGTCCTGACAGCATACAAAGCCGGCACGTATCAACCCGGCATGGAGCGGACTCTTGAGGTATCTCCTACAACCGACATAGATACTCTTATAAGCCGCTTAATTGCCGACTACAATACAATCAAGGGTGTCGAGGATAAACACCCGGAAATCAAGAAATTGACGTTCTCAGAGGTATATAAACAGTTTTATGCGTGGAAGTTCCCAGAGGGGACAAAACTGTCGTACAGCTCAAAGGAAGCATACCGGACAGCTTATACGAACTGTACTGTTCTGCACAATCGCATATTCGAAGATTTAAAGGCTCCTGATATGCAAAAGGCTATTGATGATTGTAAGCTGAAAAAGCAAAGCCAGATGGCTATTTTGACTCTGTTCAAGCAGATGTACAAATATGCTGTCTACTCAGAGATCGTAACGGAAAATAAGGCGTTATATGTCCATGTCAATGCTGATAATGACACCGAACATGGAACACCATTTTCCGATCAGGAGATGCAAGTACTGTGGAATAATACCGACGATCCAGAAGTGCAGCTCATTCTTATTATGTGTTACTCCGGCTGGAGAATCGGGGAAGTGCTAAAACTTACAACCGACTTAGAAGAAAGATACTTTCAAGGTGGAATCAAAACAAAAGCCGGTAAAAACAGAATTGTTCCGATACATCCTGCTGTATATCATTTTGTTGAGCAGAAAGTGTTGACACAAGATGGGAAACTATGCGTATATACTCAGCAGCATCACAGAAAAGCATTGTTCTATCCTACACTGGAACGTTTAGGAATAGTCGGTAATCCGAAACACACGCCGCATGACTGCCGGCACACCTTTTCTGCACTGTGCGAAAAATACGGTGTCCGGGAAAATGACCGAAAACGAATGCTCGGCCACTCTTTTGGTGGAGATGTTACAAATGCGGTATATGGACACAGGACACTGGAAGAACTTCGGACAGAAATAGAAAAGATAAAAGTTCCATTTGTGACTAACTGTGACTAACGGAACCAATTTTAATCTTTCTAAAACAACCGAAATATTATTATCGAAATGCCGGAAACCCTATTAAAATCAATGTTTTCAGCGATTTTGCAAGGATTTCCCACATTTCATTTTCATTATTCTAATTATATTTATTGTGACTAACAAATAGAATTTAGAAAATTGCGCAAATGCCCGTAAATACAGTGTTTTTGGCACTATTATATTAGGAAACAATATTTTTATTTGTGACTAACGTGTGACTAACGATAACAGTCTAAAATTCCCGAAATGATACAAAATATGTTTATAAATAAAGTTCCCGGGGAATTAACCCCGGGATGTTTTTATATGGCAATCAAATCTTTCCATGTGGCGGGTCCACAGACTCCGTCCACTTCCAGAACATCTTTCCTAGATTCCTGATAAGCTTTCAGAGCGTAAATTGTGTTTGTGTCTGCTGTCCATGTAAGTTTCAGGGCTTTGCCGTTTTTGCCTTTAAAGCCTCTGGCTCTTAAAATTTCCTGTAAGAGGAGCACAGATGTGTTTTTATCTCCTGCTTTTACAGTTTTTGGTTCAAACATATATTCCTCTCCTGTCTGTGCAGTATTAGATGATGTATTCTCAGGTTTTACGGGTGCGGATGCATCGGATACAATACTATAATCAGGTGTACAGAACTTAGTTCCGGGCATCTGACTGTTAAGATAACTCTTTGCGCAGACACCGCCACCATTTGCAATAATTCCAGATGCACCAGAAGTATTCCCCTCGATGGTATAGAACCTGTCTCCGATTACGGCCGTTACGATGCCAGTATGGGTGAAAGTTCCATTATGATAAAAAATTACAATATCACCGATCTTTGGATTAGCGTTCCTTGTAAACAGATTGCCGAGTGTTGGGCAGTAAACATAAGGCCAGTGCTTCAGCAGTTTCTTTGCCTTCTCTTGTCCGAATGCTTCCATAAAACACCAACTCACGAATGCTGCGCACCAAGGCTGCCCTTGATATGATGGCTTAATGTCTCGCCAGTACTTCGTATAGTTGTTCGAACCGGCGTTTGCAGTCTTACTGTCGAGCTGACTATTATTCTTCTTTTCAAGGTATCCAATCTCATTTTTTGCAATGAGAATCACTTTTTCAATAGCTTTATCCATTGCAGAAACCTCCTCTTTGTAATCCTTATAGAATGCATCCATGTCAACGTTACCACTAATGCCGGATACTTTTCCTCTACTGGAATACTGCCAGCCTACACCAACAGATGGACGCAATCTTTCCTGTACAGAGCCATTATCACTAGCCGGATAACGAGCAATCCAGCAATCGTACTTTTTCAGGGTGTCTGACAGAACGTTATTATACCAATCAAGATTGCAGTAGATACCGACCTTATAACCGGCTTTTTTGATTCTGGTCAGAAATGCTACTGCAATATTCTCAATCGCCTGTTTTCCAAGGTTTCTCTGCTGACTCCATTCAAGGTCGTAGAAGATTGGAAAGTCCATTCCGCGTCCGCCAAGAACAGAAATTACGCTCTCAGCTTCATCAATTGCCTGTGCCGGTGTCAGAGCGTAACTGTATTTATATCCGCCGACAAGGATTCCATTTGACTTGCATCCTTTGTAGTTATGCTCAAAAGAGGAATCAGTTCCAGATTTTTGATGGATTCTCAATATTGCAAACTTAATTTCAGAATTCGATACTTTCGCCCAGTCTGGCTTACTCTGATAAGATGATACGTCAATTCCTTTAATTTCCATATTTTCTCCCTTGCACGTATTTTATTTCACTATTCCTGGTTTTGATTCTGTTACTGTCCCGTCCTCATTCAGTACATAGCCATCCTTTTGAAGTCTTTCAATTACCTTCTTATTCCACAGTTCAGGAACATCTGTCCATTTTTTCAGCCCATTGATTATTCGCTCTTCAAAAAATTTAACCATTATTTTCACCTCCGATTGTCGAAACTAATGTAGCCAGTTCGTCCAAAGCCGAATCATGCGTTGATACAAGTTCAGCCAGACCGTCGATACCATCACCATTAATTAGAATCTTGCGATTAGATTCCGCATTAAGCATCCGCATCACAATGTCTAACTTTTCAGACATCTCATTCAGCCTGTTTGAAACTCGATTGATGGCTTTGTAGATGTTCACAATTTCTTTTTTATCCACAATTATCATCTCCTTTGATTGATTGAATATAATACCGCAAATCCTTTTAACCGCCTTACGGCGGTAGATGGGATTTGCTAGGATTTTAGATACATAAGCAAGGGGCAATGCCATAAGCGCCACTGGCATAGTCGGTGATCGCACTCCCGTCTAAGTTCACATAACAGAAGGAATTGCTGTTGCTAGAGCGAGGCGAACGTGTCCAATACTGGCCAGATACATAGGCACTACTATAACGTGGTTTCTTATATCTGTTTGCAGTCGCATTCTTGAAATATTGATACTGTTTTCCTTCTCCTGCAAAAGAATGCGTTGTACTGCCAAAAATCTCAATTTCAGAAGGTAAAAACGCATAGTCGTTAGATGTTTTAATTGTGTTACTTTGGCTACCTTCCGAAGTCAGTTTTCTAACTTGTTTCATCATATTCTGAATATAAGTAGGTAAACATTTCTTGTACACATTATTGCACCATGTATGCCTATCGCAGTACCCCCAACCACCGCTATTCGTGTTTGAACTGTTCATATAACCACATTCATGTGATGTATCATAAGAACTATTATATTCTGTCGTAGTGTCTAAATACAGCATACGTTCTGTCTGAATTGTAATAGCAGCTTTGGTCTTGCCATTGATAGCAGTCACTAAATCATCATGTTCGATTCCGATAATTACATAAATGTAATCATTCGCTTTGTGCGACTCACTTACGCCCGTTGCAGCCATTGCGTTGTGATGGATTGTTCTCTTGTCACCAACCGCCCAATAATCACCAATGTTGGTTTTACCTGCGTAATGTGCTTCAATCATCTTTTCAATTTCCGCATCTGTTCCATCAGCAAATGCGACAATCTTTAAATCCTCTGGCTCTCCGAGGAGTCTGTTTCCTGCATCGTAGTTGTATACGCCATCGGTAGAATATGGGAACAGTGCGAAGTAATATTTCTTGCCATTTGTCAGCCCTGTGACTGTATATCCTGCGGTTTTGTATTTGTCACGAACTGTATTATCAACCACAAGCGTTCCGTCATCTGGGTTTGCAGGATAACCTGTTTCTTTCATGACTAATTTTGTGCCAGCCCATGTGGAGAATGTTGAACCGCTAATCACAGTATCTTCAGGGTCTTGCCACTTGATCGTGACGGATGCGTTTGCATTTTCAATAGTTGGATTGTTTACGGGCTTGGGAGTAACGGTTGCGCCACCGCTTTTTGCGTGGAGCGTTCCGTCTTCATCTATGAATGTTGTCTTGCCGTCAGGCTTAACCTTACCGAGAATTTCAATTGTAGCAATTGGGACAGTCGCATCACTCCCCTTGTCCCCTTTTGGTCCTTTGATGTTTACTGTTTCGGGATTGGCGATTCCATCTGTGTTGCTCCAGCTTATGTTTCCATCAGCGTCCACACTTGGGATGAATGTAGTGCCTTTGTCTCCTTTAGGTCCGGCATCCCCAACCTCTCCCTTTTCTCCTTGCGGTCCAGTATCTCCTTTTGCGCCCATATCGCCTTGTGGCCCGGTAATATTTACTGTCTGGGGGTTTTCAAGCCCTCCGTCATTACTCCAACTTATATTCCCTTTGCTGTCTACAACAGGAGTGAATGTGATTCCTCGCGCACCAGTATCTCCTTGCTCACCTTTTGGACCAACTGGACCTTGTTCACCTTGCGGCCCAGTATCGCCTTTTAGGCCCTGTACTCCCTGCTCTCCTTTTTCTCCGGGGTCTCCTTTTACACCCTGTGGCCCTGGGTCACCCTTTGGACCTTGCGGACCAACTGGTCCCTGCGGCCCCTGAATCTTGCCAGCATTGTTCCAATTCGCGCCGTCGAAAACCCACATTTCTCCATTTATTAAATACGCGTCGTTCTTCTCTGCGCTTAAAGGGAGGTCTGCCTCAGATTCTTTTGTACCAAGGATATTAAGAGATGTTCCATCATTTCCTTGTTCACCCTTTTCTCCTTGTGGGCCTTGTGGACCTTGTGGACCAACATCTCCTTTTTCACCTTGTGGTCCCTGCGGACCTTGAGGCCCTATAATATTACCAACATTTTCACTATCACCATCTGAAAATGTTATTGTCAAATTTCCATCTGTGTCGATACTGACCGCTGTGATAGAGATACCCCTTAGTGATTCTTTCTGCTCGGGTGTCAGCGATTCAAATGCTACGGTGCCATCCGCACCCTTTTCTCCCGGATCACCTTTATCTCCTTTTTCACCCCTTGGACCCTGCGGGCCAGCAGGACCCTCTGCGCCTTTCTCTCCTTTATCTCCTTTTTCACCTTTGGGACCCTGCGGACCAACAAATTCTCCGGCATTAACCATCTCTGAAATATCCTCAATGGAGCACAACCGCCTTACATCATTAGCCGCAAATGCAATGTATAAGGCTTTGCCAGATGGAACGGACGGGTCATTGCCAAGAATCGCAACAGGCTCTCCGGGGCGAATTTTCGACGTATCAAAATCGGCGTACATACCGCGCCGGAATTGTATTGTATATGTATCGGCCATATTAGACTTACCTCCTTATGAAAGGAAATTATTTTTTATGTAATCCTTTACGGAATCAAGATTTTTTTGCACATTGTCATCCATTACAAGGAAATTGCCCTTATTGTTCTGGCTAATGATACTTCCTGTGTTTTCGTCTACTTCTGAATAGGTATAAGCAATTCGACTTCCTTCTCCAGTGCTAAGATTCATAAAACTTGTTAAAATCTTCTTCATGATATTACCTCCATTTGATTGATAATGTTTAATCTGTCGTTAATAAGCTCTGATTCATAATCTGGTTCCGAGACCTCTGCTTCTTCTGACTCATAATTTGGTTCCGGGATTTCTATATCTCTTGCGTCTGTATAAGCCGTATCTCCCGGATCGGTAAATCGCATATGCTCATATTCAGCTTGTCTTGCTTTGATTTCGAACGAAAATTTAAGTCCCGGAGTTCCTTTTACGATAAAATAATTTTGCTCTTTCTCAGCTATCCAGCAGTTGCCCTCTCCTTCTCTTTGCAAGAACACATAATATTTAATGCCGACATTTGCAGATTCCTGAAAGATATCATCTATGTCAATCATGCAAGTCCCGTCATCCGATATTACAGATTCACCGATATCTCCAAAGAATGGGGTTGGCATTTCATAGCAGTAAAAGAGCTGTTCATCATAGTCTACCGTCGAAACTGATCTTGATTTTGTCCCGTTTACTTTCAGCTTCCCTCTGATAGAAGCATCTGCAAGGTCTGTCCCCGTACCGATGCTATAGAAATGACCACTGGCTTCTACGTGTGTGCCTGCTTTAACTTTTCCTGATGCTGAAACACTGCTCGCTGAAATGCTGCTCGCCGAAACGCTAGTATTAAACGAGGCTGAGCTTGCGTGTACAGTTCCTGTATAAAGATTAATTCCTCTGATTCGTGTTCCGTACAGTGTCCCGTACCCCGGTACATATACTCCTGTATTCGTCTCTGAATAAATCTCTCCAGATGAAGCGTCTAGTATTACTTCTCCATACGTGCCACTTGCTGAAAGCTTTTTATGTCCAACTTCCCATCCTGCTAATTCACCTGTGTTAATATAATCGGCATTCATGTACACATTGCCATTTGATAGATACAGGCCTTTATTGCTGCTGTTATCGCTTAGCACATTAATAATCTCTTGCTTGGACATTTTTCCTATGTCGAGATCACTGAGCGCTTTATCTGTATAGCTGTTTGCACTTGATAGCGCTGTCGAAGCTTTGTCTTCCGCAACACTATATATTGTATCACCATTTGTTAATACAAATGTATCAGGTCTGAGCGTAACATTTCCGTAGTTATCAATCGCAAATGTTGATGTTCCAGAATTGTTTGTAACATTAATGTTTTTCAAGCTAATTAAATCAGCTGAAATCTTGCCGGACTTAATATAGGAAGCATTTATATACAGATGTCCGTTCTGCATATAAATTCCCTCTTGCTTACCGTTATCCGTTAAAGCGTTAAAAACTCTTTCAAAATTGACAATTTTTTCAGCGTCCAGTTCCCGCCAAGTGCCATCAGTCCCAGAAAACATATATACCTGGCTTGTAGAGAAGTTCATGAATATCGAGCCGTCATGCTTTTCATATTCTTCACTTTTCCACTCAGATGCCGGATAATTCTGCAATGTTGGTGTATACGTGCCATAATAGTTCGGGATAGTCACATTACGAACTGACCCATCCACAACGTCCTTGGCAATCTGTTCAATAGTTCTACTTTTCAGTGTAAAGTTTTCAACCTCTAATGTGACAGCGCCTGTGTTGGCATCTATTCTTAATGTCGTATTCCCATTATTGTCTTTTGCTGTAAAACCTCTCGTGTTAATCCATTCTGATTGAATACCGATGGCATAGAGAATATTCAGAACGGCATCTCCATTACTATCAAAGCCGGCTTTCCATGTCTGACCGCCGTCTACTGACAAGAAGAATCCATCAGCACTTGTTTTATAAATTACTTTAGAATCAGCAAGTGTAGGCTTATCATGCCGGTACGTAATTACGGAACCATCTTCTTGTGCTTCCTCTGTATAGAAGAAACCCAGCGTGTTCGCTGCAAGTTCATTCATCTGTTTGAGCTTTACGTCATATGCAGATAGCTTTTTCTCTGTGTCTTTTTTTGCTTGTTCTACCACTGCCTGCTGTCCACCAATAAACTCGCTTGCATCTTCTTCAGCACTCTTTGCGCCACAGTTCCATGATGTTGAGCCACCAAACACAAATTCTACATTAGTTGCAAATGATCTAAAAACACGATTCTTTGTGTCAATAAATTCGACTGGATCGCCGAAAGTGGCGTATCCGTTGGCAATTCCGTCACATGAGAAAGGACGCATTTGCAAACCGATTAATTGATTTCCAATAGCTTCGACTCCTGCCTGTGCATTGCCCGACAATAGCTGATTGTCAATAGTAATCACATAGCCGTCCTGGCCTGACATATATTCGGTCTCATCTTCTACATATTTGACACCTGTTACAATAACATCGTCTACGTCATATTGTAGATTCTGAATTGAAAATAACGCGTGATAATCGTTATTGCTTAACGTACCACCATCAATCACAGTCCCCATTGTCCATGGATTAAGCGTGCCGCCATCCAGATCATCACCATTTGTCCAGTTCTTTACTGCTCCACCATCGTAAATAGTCGTATTGGTAAATGTCTTATCAAACGTAATAATCCTGAGTAAGTCATTTTCGTCGATTCTTGCATTTCCACCGGCTATCCCGGCACACATTCCGATTATTGTACGGTATGTCGCATTAGATGGCGCTTTCTGAATCTGAAAATCCGCATTTGGAAACACTGCATCTCCAAGAGTGATTCCACATTGCTGGCAGCATTCTGAGAGCAGTTCCTTGACTGTACAAGGAAAAGACAGGTTAGAATCATATGTCTTATCAGCATTGTGCATTTTATCTAAGAGAGAAAGACTTATTTCGCTCGCCGTTGCAGGCTTTTTCGACACAATGTAAGTACCTCTCTTTATAGCTTCTATCCTGTCGGATAACTGCACATTGAGAAAGATAGCAAACCTTGCGGCGTTAAAATTATATCCGTCAAAGCGCCCGTCATCATTTACCAATGATAAACTTGCCGTTTTTTCTATTGCTACACCCACCGGGAAGTCCCCAGAGTCTGCTGAATCTACGAGACTATTTCCAGACAGAGTCTTTTTTGCCTAGCTTAAGAGTTGTACCATTTGACAATGTAACATTTGCTGTCACGTAATAATTTCTGTTTGTAAGAGATTCTTTCTTCAACTGAGTAGATACATTTATCAAATCGGCTCAATCCTCCTTACATTAATAGACAAATCCGTCCACTTTTCTTCCCCGTCTTTCAAAGTTTGCGCAGCCATATTAAAATTTGATGCGTAGAATGTTCTGTCTATCCATCTTCCCGGAACAGTTGGGTCTTTGTGGTGGAATGTAAATTGGCTCTTGTTAAGTACAGTATTTAGTATGGTTGCTATTTCAGCCCATGTAAGCTCGCCCCATTGCATGTCATACCCACCAATTGTTCCCATTGGTGTATTGTGCATAATCAAATCCTGACTTCTTTTAGAATCTTCCGTAGAAGTGGTTGCGAACACCGGCTTGTAGCTGTCCGGTGCTCTTATAACAACGTTGTCTATCTTGAATTGTTCCTGCGCCATATTCTTCTCCTTATGCTAACTCAAATGGGTTCTTCCCGTTCCGGTTTCTTCTCATTTCAGCTTCACTAATAATAATATCTAACAGTTTTCTGCCAGATGCATTAACTGTAACATTGTAGGTATTTCCGTCTCCCTGTCCTTTTCCTGATTCTTCCCGGACGATCTGACGCAACAGGCTTTCCGGTGCTTCCAGGTTATTTCCTTTTTTTTGATCGCCTAATACCGCAAGGAATTCTGACCTTGGTGGAATAACTGCGCCACTGGCCAGATATGGGATAGTTCCGATACGTGGAAATGTCGCATGAAATCCAATAGTCTTTGAACCAAACGGTGTTGGAACAGTCCAGGGTCCAAAGGAAAATGCAGATTCAATTCCACCAATTGCATTATTAATCATTCCAACTGCATTATTAACAATGCTGATTGCTTGATTGATCGGAGCTTTAATAAAATCCACAATGCCTTCAAACGCAGATCTGACTGCATCTCTGGCGGCATTAAACTTATTAGTGATAGCATTTTTTATCGCTTCTACTTTATTAGATACGAACGTAGCTACGTTTTCCCATGTTTTTGATGTCTTGTTCTTTACGCTGTCCCATACGCCTACAACTTTAGTTTTAATTGCATTAAATACTGTGCTGGCTGTGGATTTAAGAGAGTTCCAAAGACCAGAAAGGGTCTTTTTAATTGCGTTCCAGATTGTTGAAGTCAATGCTTTAATCGCATTCCAAGCAGTGCTGATGATGCTCTTTATTATACTCAACGCGCCTTTTGTTACGGTTTTAATTATCTCCCACGCACCTGACACAACATCTTTGATAAAACTCCATGCTCCATCCGCAATCTCTTTTATTCCCTGCCAAGCCAGTTCCCAGTCTCCCGTGAAAACGCCGACAAGAAAATCAATGATTCCACTCAGCGTGTCTGCTACATCACCAATTATTTTAATTAATGATTTTATGACTTTTATCGCTACGGTGCCTACAACATCAATTATCTTTGCAACAACCGGAAGCAAATTCGCGATTATCCAGTTAATTAAAGGAACTAACACCGACTCCCACAGAAGTTTCAGAGAATCAATGAGTTTTCCGAGAAATGTTTCTATCTTTAAAATTGCGTCCCCTAATGGTCCCTCTAATAGCCCTTTGATTTGTTCTGCCAGTCCTTGTAACACCGGAAGAATGTATGTGTTATATCCGGTTATCAGAGTTTCAAATATGCTTGATAATCCATCTGCTATAGAATCAAAGAACGGTTTTACATGTTCATCGTATAACCTCGATATTGCATCACTAAGGTTTTGAACAGCTGTTAAGACGCCGCTTGTTACGGTTTCTATTACTCCGAGACTACCCTCGATTGCTGACTTTAAAATGTCCTTGTTGTCGATAAAAGGCTGCGCAATCATGTTAAGGATATCTCTGCCAAGTTTTGCAGCCGTTTCTGTAAGAACCATTCCGATTTCAGCAAAGATTCCGATTAAATCCGCAGTAATCTGCTGTGCGGTTTCTCCACCAAAAACTGAGAAAACATCCGCAAAGGCGACTGCAAGATTCCCTGCGATTTGCGAAATTTCAGAGCCGATATTGAACATATCTATCAGATAGTTCTTTATTCTTTGCGTGTTCTGCTTTAAAAACTTTTCAATTCCGCCTATAATGTTTTGTGCAATTGTCAATCCAATTCTGGCAAATGAACCGGCAACTTGTCCAATTGCATATGCAAATGAATCAAGAAAATTATTTGCTGCTTTAGTAACTTCTGAATCAGTAAAGATATCCTTTAAAGATTTCCATATGGAATCGAGATCCTTTTTTATTCCGTCAAGAATTGGTTCGTAATCTCCTAATCCATCCCAGAATCCTTTTGCGATTAACTTAGCCAACTGTTTAAATCTGTCGATTATCTTTTTTAGCGGTTTTGACATTTTATCAAGAACTGTCTCACCCTCTGCCAATTTTCCATAATCAACATTTTGTACAGCATCTTTCATCTGATCTGCAAGTCCGCCGGTTGCGCCCGGTACTTTTGACGATGAATCTGTGCTTTTATCCGTTGAGTAATTATTTATTTCGTCAAGAGGACTAAGATATCCTTTTGCCGCCTTAGTAGCTTTCTTAGTTGCATCTGCTGTATCATTTGTCGCATCTGCCAGCTTTTCGGCATTGTTGGCAGCATCTCCATATTGGTCTGCCGTATCAGCTATTGCATCTGTTCCGACAAGACCTGCACCACTTGCGCCTGTCTGGCCAGATGATTTCTTTCCGGTGATTAATTCCGTAAATGACTTGAAGGCATTTGCCAGAGTTGCCAGTTTGCCCAGCAAAATATTAATAACTCTCAAAACAGGAGTGAAGAGATTGATTAATCCCTGTCCAACTGTCGCCTTGAGAGATTGCAGCTGTAACTGCATTACTCTTACCTGGTTCGCCCAGCTGTCTGAAGTACGGATAAAGTCACCAGATGCGGCAGACAACTGTTTCTGTACAAAAGCCAAGCGGAGAGCCACTTTCTCCTGTTCAGTCATGGCGGATGTGGTTTTACCATAGCCATTTGCCAGCGCGAACTGGTCAAGCGCCGACTGGGTCATTACCACACCGAGGTCCTTGAGTGTTTCCGTTTCACCTGTAAACACTGATTTCAGTTTGATATAGGCTAAGTCCTGACTGATATTATAAAATGATGCCACATCGCCAGTTAACTGTGTCAGAGCCGTTGACATGTCGTAAGCCTGCGCTTCTGAGAATCCGAACGACTTAGACATTGCTCCGAACGTTCCGACATACTGTTTCGCCATTGTTTCAGATAATCCGGCCGAGGTCATGGCATTCTTTGCAAATTCATTGACCTTATCCGACATTGTGGTAAATGTAACATCAACCACGTTCTGTACTTCTGCCAGATTAGAACCAAGTTCTACGCACTCTTTCCCAAACTGAGCCAGTTTCCTAATTGCGAATGCTCCGCCAATCAGTATGCCTATTTTTTTTACTACGCTGCCAAGTCCGTTAAAAGACTGCCTGATTGCTGATACGCCGTTTTGCACGCCTGATGTGTCCATTCTGGTATCAATAATGACTGAGCCATCAGCAGCCATGTGTCCACCTCCTAACTATTTGAGGTCCAACATCTCATTCAGCTTATCTTTATAAGCTTGCTCTTCATCGCTGAGACGTGTTTTTATGTCAATAATATTCTTATTTTCCTGATAGAATTTCTTTTCCCATTTATCCAGGCGTTCGCCTTTTGCCTTTTTTGACCGGATTCCAACAACTGTATTGAACAGGCATTCACCGGATTCCATGAAATATCCGAAGAACGTCCACCAGTGCATATACGGTACGGCTCTGACTTCTTTGCCGGCAACTTTGTTTACCGCCGGAATAATCATATCTCCATCCTGTTCCCAGTCCATTAATCGGGGCTTGGGGCGGTTTGGATTATCGTCCGACTGTCCACAGTCGATAAACTCATAAGCTTTTTGAAGAGCTTCGTTTAAATTTTCTTCTGGTATCTCCCACCATTTTTCGTACATTATCTGAACAGCAATTATTGCTTTCGCTTCATTGCTAAAATTCGGATTTCCAAGAGCGATTAATATGCCTATTATTTTTCGAAAATCCGTTCTGATAGAAAAATCCACCCCACTTATGTTCAGTGAGGTGGGTAGCTCATAGGCGGTCATTTTGTATATTTCTCCACGTACTTATTGACCGCTTCCTGCATTTTTTTCTTTCTCTTTTCAATTTCCGGTGCGATTGCTTCTGCGATCTTATCCAGAACGATATAAGCAAATACCTGACCATTTCCGAACACGGTAGTTGCCGTGATCGGCTCCTTAAACAGGTCTTTTGATGCTTCATATCCGAGCAGGTAATTGATTTTGTCTTCGATCTGTTTATTGAATTCAGCCATTTCTTTACCAGAAGTGACTTTCTGAATAGAATCTTTAAGCTGCTCAAAGTATTCCGTCAGTTCCTCTGCACGTGCTGCTACATTGATATCAGTCGGGTTCAGTTTGAAAGAAGAAAAAACTTCGTCTTCGTTATTTGTGAATGTGAAAATGAGAATTCCATCATCAATTTTTGTATTAATTACTTTTGCCATTTGGCGTGCCCTCCTTGTATATGTGCTTATTCGCTGTCAGCCGTGAATGTACCGGAACTGATGTCAAATTTTCCTTTTACACGTTCGCCAACATAGTTCACGGTAAACGGAATCTGATAGCCGGATGTATCACCACCGTAGCTTGTCGGCACAACGTAGCAATCCTGCTGATATGCTTCATACTTGCCTGCTGTAGCTTCCGTCCAGAGATGGACCTCAACTGCTTTTGTTTTGAGATTATCGTCTTTGTATCTGTTGTCTACGATCTTCTGCAATGCTGTGAACAGATCAGAAGTAGTGTCTGCATAGAATGGATCAGCGTCAGAAGAAACTTCGTAGCCGTTATGTTTAAATGTGGATTCTCCAAGAATGTTTTTAGATGTTTCAGTGTCTGGATTGAGTTCTACATTGTACTCTTCCAGGTCTTTTCCAAGACGCTCATATTTCGGCGTCAGTCCTCCGCAGAGGGAGCCTGCGTCGATATAATGAGCCATATATTTACGGTCAATTTTTCCTGTAACTGGCATAGAAATGTCCTTTCTGCCTATAACTTTAAAAGGCTGTGTAGGTTAGTGACTATCTCCAATTGATAGCCGGTTGTTACTTGTTATATTGCTTCGTAAGTATTTTCGTAGCGCACCGACAATGGTAACAACCAGTCCTGTACGCCGCTCTCCTGCGGTTCTAAACCATAGGAGTTGTCACGTGTGATACGTTTTATCACTCGCCCCTGTGAAAGCTCTGGAAACACATTTAAACGCGTCTCAGAGCCATTTATAATAACTGGTTCCCGGCATATCCATTTACCGAGATTGTCAAGGAACTTCTGAACAGATAGTTTCTGCCTTTCTTTGTCAGATGCTGTACGATATACCACGTAAAATGGGTACTGACATACCTGATGCATCGTTCCGCAAACGTCTTCTTTCTCTGAATAGATCAACGCCCCGTTGTCTGCCGAGAACGCAATTCCTGATTCTTTGCCGAGTTCTTCAAACTTGATTGTTTCATTTTCGTATAACCCTGGATACTGGTTTAGAAGTGCTTTCATGGCATCTGTCAGAATCTCATATCCAGTTGCATCTTTTCCGATAGGTTTATCCGCCATGTCTGCCACCTCCTGCCTGTGCTTTTACTTTACGAATCCATGTGTCGCCGTATTGTCGTTTAGCGGCATCGAACCACTTTGCTTGTGCCTGTGGGTGAATTTGTTTGGTGTATTCAAGATTTTCCTTTGCGGCTGTCTGACCAGAAAACTGACTAACAAGAACTTTCTTTGCTCCACGTCTTGCGTAGGGACTTCCAGTTGCTTCATCAACCATTCCTTTCCCCTCGTACAGAAAACGCCCATAAGGAGCCGCCGCCGCGCATACTTTCCCAGTTCCTTGCAAAGATGTACTCTCAACTCTTGTCCGATTGATAAAATTTCCGGTAATCATTGGCATAAATGGAACCATGCTGTCCATAACCATTCCGTCAAGGAGATACTGGGCTTCTTGATACTGTCTGGAAAACCTGTCCATATTCAGCTTGATTTTCATATCTCCATCGACTATGGAGAATCCTTTGAAATGATGAATCTTACTCATATTACTTACCCAGAATCTCAAAATGTGGAATCAGCGTATACGGACCGCCTACACTGGTAATCTTAAACACGTTGTCCTTGTTCTCATTCATGTACTGGTAGAATCCATTCCGATAATCACCATCAGATACCGTTCCACCAGTCCACTCACCCTCCCAGAAGAATGATTCATCTGAGAATGTAATAGTATCCTCCAGAGCGTTGTTAATCTGTCTTTTCCACTCCTTAGGCGGTACCCATGGGAGAATCTTGACATCCTTGTCAATAATTGTTATATCGCCATTCTGGGCGGTATAGCGTACGTGCAACTGTGCGTTGTCTGTTGCGTCTGGCCCGTACTTTTTAAGGATTGCTCCTTTGTCGGTAACGAGGTCGACGCCAGATAAAACATGAGGATACCAGTACGCATCTCCAGTCGTTTTGCTTTCGTAATAATTGAAAATCGTCACTGTTTTTTCATACATGATACCCTCCTTTTTACAGTTTTAAATATTTATATCTGTTCTTCTTTGCGTATTTAATGGCTTCTTCTACGCTGTCAAAGCGTTGTCTAACATCCTCTTTCTTGGAGATTCCCTTGGCATGATAATTACCCTCATCGTCCCAGTTCGATATTACATTTCTTGTTCCAGTCATATAATAGGAATAGCCCTGTTTGTTTGGCTCGGCTTGCTTATGTATGACAACACTTCCACTTCCGAAACCGCTTGTGCCGCCTCTACCACCCATTACACTTCACCTCGTTAAATTTGTCAGAAAATGCCTTAATTCTAACAATATTACCCTTACACTCTTCCGGGACTTTTCCGTAGAAAATAATACTTTCTGGATGCAATCGTTCAATCATAGCATTATAGCCAGATAAGAATAGGCGTTTTTTGCCTAAACTGTTCATGCATCCAACCGAACTTACCGCAACCGTTCCGCCCTCTGGCTCACCGTCAAAACACCAATCGTAAGAATCTGGCGTACTCCATGAGATTGCCGGAATTACATTGCAACCATATTCTTGCAGATATGCGCCAATCCAATGTTTGCGATAATGATTATAAATCTGGATAGCTTTTGGGAAATCGGTGTAGGTACTAAAATCCGGTGTTAGAACATACCGGAATTGGCTCAGCTTATCAACATATCTGTCTGGATTCCTCCATAATGCGTCAAACTGGTAATCATCCAGGAAGAAATGAACCGCTTTCCCTTCTGGATTACTGCATTTACCTCTTGCGTAATTGAATCCGACAAACTCACAGTTACCCTCGAATAATTCCGGTTCTAACTGCGGTATGCCGTATTCACCAACGCCGGGAAAGATACGGCGGTTTAGATTTTCGTAAGCTATACTCGTCTCTCGGTTTGCCATAGATTACTTCTTTCCACTTCCAAAGAACCACGAATCAAAGTTTTTCATTCTGCGCTTTCTGGCTCTGTCATAAGTGGTGGTAGTACGGCTTGTATCGTGCAAAGCACTTGTATCGCCTTTTTCAGAAGCCTTTGAAAATTTGTGCAATTCATCTCTCATGGCTGTACTGGCATTGACTAATTTTCGATGTTCTATAGCAAGTCTTTGATTTTTAAATAACGCCTCTGCACTTCCAAGTTTTGCGATTTTCCTTTTACTCTCACTCAATCTGTCATTTATATAATTCATTGTCTTTACTGCTTCACTCTTTGTCTTGATTGACTTAAAATAGCTAGTGTTTTCTGAATTAATGACCTTCTCGAGTTTATTGTCTTTCTTGACAATTTCACTTCCTCTGAGTGCGTCACTTTTCTTTGCAGAGTTGAAATATACTTTTGACATTAACTTAGAAACTGGCTTCTCGTTGTTTAATCCACTGCTTCCACCACGTCCACCCATAAAATCACTCTTTCATAATACTTTGCTTAATAACCTGATTCACGCCAGTGGCCGACAATCCATTAAACATACCGACTGCAACTGCCGTGATATAATCCGATGCCGGGAAATCTGGGATAACGCCCATTCCGACCGCTCCGAGAATCCCACCAATAACCGCCATGATCACCGGAATCCATTCATCAGAGATTCTTTTTGATGCCTTACAGCCCATTCCTACGATGTAGCAAATCATAACGATTGCTATACATGAGCCTAATGTTGTAATGTCCATTATTATCACCTCACATCAATTTAAGTTCATTGAATACTTTAAAAATTTTTGGTGACTGAATAGCAAACCAGTCAACCATTTCTTCGTTTGTAGCCCAGCTGTCAGCACTATTTGAATTAGAATCAAGTCCAGATTCCATCAGAAATGCGTGGATGATTTCGTGCCTAATAACCTGCTTCTGATAACTTTTAAGGTCTGCTTTTACTCCAATCTGTCCCTGCGATGTCTCCATGTCATCAACCACAATTTCCCGTGTTGATAAATCAGTATAGCCATCTGCATTTGTCAGACTCGGATATTGTTTCTTGTTCCCGAACTTCACGCTCCATTCAGAGCCTAAGATATCAACCTTGAAATCCTGCATATAAAATCGGTATGCCATCATCCGTCCTTACTCCCATCAGAAGCGGCAAAGCCGTCTTTAAGAGTAAGTCGTTCGTTTTCTGCGCATCTCCGGCGGCGGCATATACCGCGCTCCATTCTTTTGCACTCGCCCCAATCTGTTGAGGTGTTGCGTAAGAGAAGGATTCACTGCCAGAAGATACAGATGTTACAATGCCTGTTGAGATGTTCCCGACATTTATGTCGGTTACATTTGCCGATGCCTGATTGATAGCATTCTTTTCAGCAAGCTCAATCTGATACATTAATTCAGCCAATGAACAGACCGCCTTTTTGATGCGCTTCTGTGAGCGTTCATTTTCTGGCAGTCCATCCACCAACCTGTCAAATGTCATTGTGTCCACAAAATCACTGGCTCTTTCTGCCAGCCGTGGAAAGTCGGATTCTGGCACGACATTGCCGAATGATTCTGTATAGAATTTATAATCTGCATAAGCCATGCCAGTTACCTCCTGTGTTTATGATTTTGCTGTTACGCTCGCACTTCCGGCATTCAGTGCCTTGTATGTTCCATCGCACTCAACTACTGTGATCTTCTGTCCGGTTGCCGCCTTGATGTCAGCTTTTCCGTCCCAAGAAGTCCAGTTCCTGAGGTTCTGTCCATATCCAACAGTTACTGCGTCTGTTGCAACTTTGTATTTGTATACGTTGTTGGAGTTTTCCTTAGCCGGATTTACAGTGATTTTTGTATCACCAGTTACTGTTCCTGCCGCAGATGTTACTGTCAGAGTACCAAGTGTTGGTGTCTCATCAATGGTGATTACTGCGATTGCGTCAATGTACTCCGCAAAAAGAGTAAGCCCCATAACTGCGAACGCTTCGGACACTGCTGTGTGGTAGTTGCCCTGCGTATGGAATCCGATCAGGTTTGTTTCGCCAGATACAGTGTATACAAGTCCTGCTCTTGCAAAGTCAGATTCGTTCGGGTCTACATAGTACAGAACAATGTTCTCAACAGGCGTAGCAATAACTGTTCCTCTCGGGATCTCGCTGTCGGATAACAGGAAAATAGTATTGAAGCCCATGAAATCTTTCATGTACTGGAATCCGAACTGGTTCTGAATAGAAATCTCAGCTGCTCCAAGGTATTCATATACGTCCAGAATATTGGCAAATCCAACAACGCCAGTCACATTTCTGTGCATCTGTTTGAATTTGTTCTCAACCCGACCTTTAGCCATTGCCAGAGCCATCTGAAAAGTAGTTTCTGTGGAAGTAAGTGTGCCGGTTTTCAGATAGTCATAGAATCTGCTAGTAACATCAGTCTGAAGCTGGAAAAGGAATTCATCATCAGTCATCTGAACGGCGTTCTCATAACCGTGATCCTTGATTGCTTCGATAGACACAGCCTTTGCGTACTTCTCGATAGTCATTTCCGCATAGTTCTTTTCTTTTACAACGAATTTGCTGTAAGGGATCTCCTCGCCCTCACCAACTTTTCCACTCTGTAAAGTACCCTCTGCGTATTTGGACTTGAGTACAGCACCCGGCTGTTTTTTGATAGGTCTCATGATACCCAGAATGTCACGTAAGTGCTGCCAGTTTCTTTCGAATCTGGTTACAAAGTCAATCTCACGTGCTGTGACCTGAATATCATTATTCATAATAAGATTAGCTTTTGCTGCCATATAAAAATCCTTTCTACCCATAATTATTAAGGCATTGGGTTAGCGGCTATACTCTGTCGTATAGTCAGTGTAAAAAATCACTGGAATAACTGGATGTTCTGAGCAATTGCAGCCTGTCTCTCGGACGGGTCTTTGATCGCTTCGATATCTTTCTTTGTCATGCTTCCCGGTGTCTGCTGCTGTCCAACGTGAGTGGTAAATCTTGCCTGGTTCTGCTGAGCCTGCTGCTGAGATTCATCTACAAAAGCGGATGCGTCAGACTGCTTCATCTGTTCGATCAGGTCATTTAATCCAAGGATTTTACCATCTTTCAGCTTAAGACCTGCTTCTTTAATGTCTGCCATAACAGACTTCTTTGCAGCTTCACTTGAAAATTTAACATCGTCGAGTGCCGCTTTCAGAGCATCTGAGAAATCACGGTCGTAGATTTTTGCATTGAATTCTTTCTCTGCATCTGCCGCTTTCTGTTTCCAAGTCTCTAACTCGCTTTTAATATTTGCCGGGTCGATACCGTCAAAACTTTTTAAGGTTTCTTCTGCTGTCTCAGCACGTACTTTCCAGTCATCACGTTCTCCCTCGACTTTTGACAGAGTTTTTGCAACTTCCTTTGCATTCTTGTAATTCTCAGAGAGTGCTTTCTTTACATCTGCCTGTTTATCCTCCGGGATTTCAATTCCAAATGATTTTAAAGTGTCAATAAGTTTCTGCATAATATCCTCCTGGTCGTGTTTATTGACCTGCCGCCGCAGGTATTGGATTAAGCCAGTTAGACCACTGGCAAGGTAATCGGAAAGGCAGGAATCGAACCTGCGACCTCACATTTACAGTGCGATCTACCACTGAGCTACATTCCATGCCGCCTATAACGGCCAACCCTCTAAAAAGAAACTGGGGTGAATTTCACTTCTTTCGCTATAGCGTAAATCCACCTGAGACATAGACCACCTGTATACAAACAGCTTAACTCTAAGCGGATTAAAGCGGAGCGCCCGGAATCGAACCGGAGACCAGAGTGCGACTCTGTCAGTTTTCCACTAGCGTACATTCCACATAACCCGGATTCCCGGGTTAGCAAGGTGTTTAACGTGTCATGCCTGCCACGAGTTGTTTCGGATATTTATTTCTTTTTTAAAAGAAAAGTATGAATAACAAAAACCTTAATCAAGGAGGTGAGCCATCTTGCGTGCCAGATGGCAAATACGCACGACAGGATTCGAACCTGTTCAACTTTCCGTTAAAGCGTGCGTACCAGCTACTAAATTAAAGAAAGGAGGATTAAAACGAAAATGTCAAAAACAACCGTTTTACTTGTGCTTCCTGCTGCACAATTACATTATAACAGATTTCTTTCAACTACCTCTCTACCACTTTTGTGTTTTTAGAGCATATCACGGAGCTTTTCTACATATCTCTTGACAAGATCACGTTCTTCCCGGCATTCTGCATCCTTTGACATATCACTCATTTCTGTTGTGAGTTCGTCAAGATGTTCTTCCAGAGCGGCAAGCATCTTTCTTTTGCAGTCCTCAGACTTGCCGGAACGATAGCTCTGTTTCTGCGTCATGTAATCGTCATAAGCATCTCGCCCATCAGAGCGGCTGTAATGCCCTCTGACATAATGTTCACCCCTTCTGGCATAAGAATTACCCCTGTCGTAATCCGGCATCATTCTGCCATCATTTGAGCTGTATCTCCCCATGCTGTCACGCTTTCTTCCACGTTCACTGTAATCGTCATTGTATCCGCCACGCATCTCATCAAGGACAGTGTTGTAGTACTCTACTTTCTTATCCCAGTACTGCGTATTCTTGATATCTTTGTACATATCAATCAGTTTGTATGTCATTTCCAAGTTCCCAGTGGTCAGCCCATTATCAGCAATTTTGGACAGCTCGTCTTCGATTCTTGCGCATAAGTCTTTAATATCTCTCATAATCACACCTCCTACGCTTCTCTGGTCACAACAATGTTCGCGTTCGCAACAGAAATAGCCTGATCGCTTGTGTTTTCTACCGCGATATTAACGCAGCATCCGCGAGGCACATCAATATAGATGCCAGAGGACACATTATTGTACTGATTTACTGCTGCCGGTGTGGAAATCATCTGGGAAGAAAGAACCGGCTCACCAGAGATTGCAATTGCCAGAGAAATAGCTCCGACAGTACCGCCTGTTGGAATTGCGATATTACCAGAAAAATCCACGAAGAATCTCGCTTTACACTGGTTAGTCAGTCCTCTTAGAGTGATGATTCCGCTTCCCTCTCTGTGCTGAATGCAGTTAGAACCCTTAACTGCTGTATTTGAAAATACTACGTTTCCATTTGCTGCTACAGTCTGAGCAGCTACACTTGTAAATTCTGCCATAAAAATACTCCTTTCATATCACAAAAGGACAGGTTTCGACCTGCCCCTCTGTGTAATACGGCATAAGCCGACATTCGAATCAATCGAAAGATACTCTCATATGAAGTTATCAGCAATTACATCCAGTGTTGCATCCACATCCGTAATATGTGTTCGGGTTAGGAACCTGATATGCCGGAATCGGTGCCGGATTGATTGCATTAATGAGCTGCTGTGTCTGAGAAGCCATTGCAGTTGTGAGTAATGCACTCTGGCGATCCTGAGAAGCAGCGCGTCTGAGGTCATTATTTTCAGCCTGCAAGTTAGAAATCTTTTCATTGCAAAGATAATCAAGAATTGCTCTTGTTCCTGCATTCTGACTGTCAATAATGTCTCTTGTATTGCTGTTCATGGTGTTCTGCAATGCACAGGTGTTCTGTGCCATATTGTAATTTACGCCCTGAATTGCTTCTCTGGTTTCACAGCAACAGTTCGCAAGCTGTGCCTGTAAAGCATTGGTATTCTGCATATTAGCCACAGTATCGGCATTAATAGCCTGCTGGATTCCAAAGCCGGTCTGCATGATGTTGGTGTTGATTCCATTGAATCCAGTAAGCATACCGTTATTCATGGCATAAAAGCCATCGCACAGGCCACTGTTGATTCCATCAAGTTTGCTGATTACCGCTGAATTGTCGAATCCTCTCTGAATGTCTGCCTGAGTAGCTGCTGTGGCTGCATATCCGCCGCCATTGCCATTATTGCCCCAGCCGTTGTTTCCCCATCCGAAGAAAGCAAAAATGAATAAAACAATAATCCACCAGCTACCATCTCCGCCAAACATGCCGTCATTATTTCTACCGTTTCCAGTAGCGGCGGCAATATCTGCTAAGCTATAATTTCCATCCATAGTTATAATCTCCTTTATTGTGTATTTACATCAATCTGGCCAGATTGTAATGTACTATTTCATTCCTTTCAGCATGTGTTGAAACTGTCC